CACTTTTTTATCTTCTCTTGCCGGATTTTTTATTAATTATTCTTTAGCTGGTAGGTATAGTGAGGTGAATTCGTAAACATTTATACTTTTTACTAATTTATCTAGACAATATAAAGATAATTTATATTATTATACTAATTAATGAAAATTATCTCACTCATTTTGAATTGTATAAATACAACTTTATTACTAGGGTTTATCGCAAACCCAGTGCATTGTTATTCCAATGTTTTAATGCGTATGTTTGCGGAAAAGGATAAACTGCCTTCGTCGAAACTGATCGAGCATCCGAAATTGGATTATCAAGATTTGACTGGACAAGAAAAATATAATTTGCAATGGTACGTAATCGGACATTCAAATAATTTTCTATCCAATAAACCATACCCAGTTCAAATATGGAATTCTAAATACGTGGTTTGGAAAAATACAAGTGGTGTGTTTAGTGCATTAGATGATGCTTGTACACATAAAGGCGCTTCACTTTCGTCCGGAAAAATTTGCCAAGGAAATGTCGTTTGTCCTTATCATGGATATGAATTCAATGAGAATGGTACTTTGACAAAAGTACCTGGTATTTGTTTTCGGCCTTCTCCTGTGTATAATCTCAATCAATACAATATTGTTGAAAAGAATGGATGGGTTTATATCAATACCATCTCTGCAATTGAACAGGCCCGATTGACAGAAGAAAATTCGTCGTTTGTTTCTTCGGATAACATCTATGTGGAACCCGAAATTGAACAAGGGTGTTCCGTCGTATATCTTGATATGGATTACAATTGTTATTCGCGCGTATTGAGTGAGAACTCTCTCGATATCATGCACATAGCATTTGTCCATACATTTGGCAATGCAAAACGACCTGAACCTATACGCGAAATTCCGCCGGTACTGGTCGGTCCTAATCATTATCGCAGTACTTATTTTTATGAAGCAGGAGAAGAATCCGTTGCGCGTAAAGTATTCGGCGTGAAAGAACTCGTTATTGAAAACGAATTTATTTTGCCTCATACTACTATAGCACGTGTAAAATTTGGTGATTATATCAGTACAGTAATGACTTTTGCTTTGCCGATTGGTGAAAATAAAAGTCGTCTTTTTGTGAAAACATACCGTAATTTTTGGCAGAATCAATTGGGTGATATGTTTACTTCGAATTCCATGTTAAATACTATGTTGCAAGATAAGGCCGTAGTTGAGAGTATAGATAATCGTTTTATGGATGGCAAGTTCAATATGAAATTCGATAAATTACAAAATACCTATGTTGCCTTCTATAAGCGATTCGTGCATTTATTCGATCATTCGAAAAATTGATTCCTTTTTTACTAATTTGTTGTTTTGAATAGATCAAAACAACAATGACAAAACCTTTAGTATTTACGCGATATCTTTATTCCAAGGAACAAGTGTATCATTCACTTATAATAGCATTATTGGAGAAGGCCCTCGATGAAGCACTATTTTGGACGTATGAACTGTATTTTTCGGGGTTTCAAGAAGAACTCTATGTATTCATAGAATCCTTATATGATTTGTTTTACAAATCATCGAATTCGCCGGCCCTGCAAAAATGCATAGAAAAATTCTATGAAAAATGGCTAAAAGATCCGGCGCAACATCATTTATTCGGTTCCATGATTCGAAATTTAATATGTCGTCCGTACAATGTGAATGAATTTATGGAGACGTTTATGGATGTAAAATGCCGGCCTTATGAACCCTCGATACAAGAGGGCAAATTTATGCGTGTCAATATGAATCCTGACGATATAAAAAAATATGAAACTGTGAAAGAAGAGAGCGGGCGCGGTCCTTTTGTTCTCAGAAATGCATGTCGTTTTCCTATTCGTAAAAACATTACAAATATATTTATATGTTCGCGACCCGATATAACAGAAGAATATCGAATGCACTGGATTTACTATTGCAGGAACTGTCCTTTATGGCGGGAACGCATCGATAAATACAAGGGCACAATAAATCATGAAATGCGAAGTATCAATTTTGAAGACGACGATGCGGATGCATTTTATGATTTGTATTATTATGATCCTGATGAACAATGTCTAGAAGTTCAACAGAGGTGCATCGGAACCTCTTCGGAAAAACAAATGACTCTGAAAGAATTTGCTGGTCTATATGGTGGTACTATGATTACAAAAAAAATTAAGTCAAAGCATAAGTAAGATAAGTTGTAGTGCCGAATAATATGCCTCCCCATAATGTGTCTATAACAACCAAATATGGAGACCATTTTTTTAGTGTTGCGTAGTTTGTAGTTTCATATACTGCGTAGATGACTAATCCTAAAAGGAATGCATCTAGGGGTGATTTTTTGGGTTGGATAATAAAATAATAAAGTCCGAATACTAGGGCGAAATAACACAGGATGGCCCCTTCTGGTCTGAATGTCATGACTACGCGCTGGATTTTGATTATTTGCTCGCTAAATGTTTTCATTGTCGAATACAGATATACTGAATCTATGGCAATTAATAAAACCGTTACTATCAAAAGCTTTTTTATGTCCCACATGCTATATATTTATTTGATAGCTATATATTTATTTGATATTTTTATTCATAACGTATTTTTATTCGTAATAATATATATAATAATAATAATAACTAATGGATTCAAAATTTACCCAATTTGTAGTTTTTTCTACATCCATTATTATTTTGATATTGTTATCTATGTTTTCACATCGACTATATAATAATTCCATTGATTTAGAAAAGACACAAAATGTAAATCATGGACAAATATATGGTGGAACAAATGGTGAAATAAACAGTGGAACAAACAATGGAACAAACAGTCAAGTTCCTGGTCAAGCTTCAGGTGGGACAAATGGACAAGTTCCTGGTCAAGCCCCAGGTGGGACAAATGGACAAGTTCCTGGTCAAGCCCCAGGTGGGACAAATGGACAAGTTCCTGGTCAAGCTCATGCTGGAACAAATGGACAAGTTCCTGGTCAAGCTCATGCTGGAACAAATGGACAATTACCAGGTCAAGCTCATGCTGGAACAAATGGACAAATAAATGCACAAGTACTCGGACAAAACCAAGAGCAAAAAATAGATAAAAACATGCCTTGGTATTCAATGTTCTTAACACCAATGTCTTCTCGAGATGATAAAAATACTAATTATAATTACAACACCGATTTCAATAAAAACGATCCAGCAACATCATTATCGACCGGCGATCTCAAACAATTATCATTGTCTCCTGTTATTCCAAATTTAATACCACAAGCACGCAATTTAGGAACTGTAAAAGTACTTTATCCTGTTGCTATTGGCGATAGCATTGTAACATTAGATTATACTCCATTATCATTAACTGCCGGTATGCAACTAGTTATTGAAGATAAAAAATATACAATAACCGATGTAAATAAAGTTAATAATTGGCGGGATAACAGTACAAAAGTGACGTTGGATTCTCCTTCTTTGCGTTATGTTGCCAAAGGTACATATTTACAACTTCTATCTCCGGTCACTGATTCAACAGTGTCTTCGAATTCGAATACCAATTCTAATTATTCCTCTGTGGTTACACCATCGAATAAACCAATTGATGTTTCTCTTCCAAAAATGTATATTTTACATCTATCTAGGGCAACGAATACAAATGGTAAATTGAGATTTAAAGAATCTGTAAATATTACGAATGACGCATTGAAACGAATAGCAGATAATGTGATTACTACAAATGAACCGTTTGATATTATTGAAGGGCTTGCCACACCTACAATGACACCTACAATGACAATGACACCTACAATGACACCAACCATGACACCTACAATGACACCAACCATGACACCTACAATGACACCAACCATGACACCAACCATGAGTCCAACCATGACTCCAACCATGAGTCCAATCATGACTCCAACCATGACTCCAACCATGACTCCAACATCTACGTCCGCAGTTGATAACCGAGTAAAACTTGTGATATTAAATTCTTCTGATGATAAGGAATCAAAAAATAAAAGTATGTTTTATGTTTCAGATACTCTTGGTTATCCTATCAAATTTGCTTTGTTTAAAAATAATACATTGATCATTGAATTGGATACAAACGATGATACTCTGTTATATTCTGGTTATTACAAATTGGTAATATAAATTATTTATTATTTCTATGTAATATATAAATTTAAATATATTACATACATGAATATTAAATCAAAACAATTTATTATTTTTTCATCAGCAATTATTATATTGTTATTGATATTATCATTTACAAGGCAAATTCACAATTATATTCTAGGTAACAATGAGGTCGTCCGTAATAATGATCTTGATGTTACTGGATATAGTCCTGTTGAAGTAACAAAAATAGATCCAACTACAGGGAAGGAATTGCCCTATCAACAAGATCAGGGTGAAGTTCAAGGGCAAAACCAAGGGCAAATTCAAGTCGTTGGTGGTGCAAATAATAACAAAATCAATAACTCTTCGAATTCCTCGAATTTATTTAGAGAAAATCCTCGATCATCTACCAACAATGTTTCTTCTCGGGATCAAAAAAATATCGTGCGCTTTGGCTCTGACTTTTTGAATAATACCTATAATTCTATGCTAACGCCGGTTTCTTCCATTGTATCGAGCGGTACGTTGAATAATACTTTGCCGATTTCATCCTATTTAGGCAAAGTTCGAGTAGTGAATGATATTTCTGTTGGGGATAGTATTATTAGTTTGGATTCAGCTAAGGTACCGCTCAATACAGGAATGCAATTGGTTATTGATAATGATAATTATACTATTACAAATGTTGCTATGATTTCAAATTGGTTTACGAGTGCATTAAAGGTTACTATTGATAAGGGGTCGAGAATTTTTGTAGCGCGTGATACCTATTTGACTGTATTAACACCTGCCACTAGTATGAAAACTCCTGTTACTACGTTCAATTCCAATAATTCTATGTATTCCATGTTGAGCGGAGCACCGGGTTCTATTTTAAGTGTCACCCCTACTAATTATAAACCTAAGACATATATTTTGCATTTATCTAAGGCGACGAATAGAAATGGTAAATTGATTTTCAAAGAATCGGTTAATATTACGAATGATACGCTGAAACGAATATCCGAAAACGCGGTTACTACGGTTGAACCTTTCGATACAATTAGAGAGGGGCTTAAAAAGACATCAGGAAATTATAAATCTGGTAATGTAACAATTAGTTGGGAGATTAGTGTTACATCAAAAAAATCGAGTATTTCTGTTACGGCAACAGGTAGCAATACAAGTTCACCTTTGGTAACCGGTCAAACTAAAAATATTGATTCTTTTTCTATTACTCAGAGTGCTACTGATACCAATAATTTGATATCAAGTACTGAATACTCTTACACTATTGAACATACATACACACCACAAACTTGCAATAGTGTAAGTGGTTCCTGTTCAGGTAAAGGTATATCATCTGTGATTAGTGGAACTTCACAAACAAAGACAACTACACTTACATACAAGACAGATCCTAGTGTAACGTTAACATCTATTAATTGGAAAGATTATTGTACTACTAATTTTGTGAGTCCAACTGTAAATTTTAATGATACTACTACTACTATGATCACTGCAACAACTGCAAAATTTGATGTTATTTTTAATCAAGCATCAATTAATTTAACATGGAGTGATACTGAGAATTACGCCAATAATCCAAAAGCACCAACAACTGCTAATTTAACGTATTCTTGGAATATTACAAATAATTCTATAGCTAATGATAATCCTGAGAATTACGTTATATCAAGAACCCCAGATGTTAATATAAATAAATTAACTAATACAATATTTATTTCAAAATTGACTCCAAATAATCAATATAGTTTAAATATATCTTACGCCTTCGCATTATTTAGTTCTGTAGAAACATTAAATGCTACTCCTATTACATT